ATGAAACGCATTCAAATGACTGACGATCAAGTTCTTTCAGATCTCAAGAATACTTTTGGTAAAGAGTTTATTGCTGCTGATGTTCGTGGGTATTGTGTTTCTAAAAATATTTCATATCCAACTGTAACTAAACGTTTAGAAAACTTTAAGGTTGGACGTGGTAAATGGAATTTAGAAGTGACACAAAGAAAAGTTCGAGAAATAGAACGTAGTTATTCTGCCCCTGCTGCTCTTCCTGCTGTGGAACAAAATCTTATTCCTGATAAAGATGATACTTTCGTCAAGTTTGGTAACTTCAATGATATTAAGAAAATTATTCAGTCCAATCTTTTTTATCCGACATTTATCACGGGTCTTTCGGGTAATGGTAAAACGTTCAGTGTTGAGCAAGCTTGTGCTCAACTTGGTAGGGAACTGATTCGTGTAAATATTACAATAGAAACTGATGAAGATGATTTGATTGGTGGATTTCGTTTAATAAATGGTGAAACTGCTTGGCATAATGGACCAGTTATTGAGGCACTTGAAAGAGGTGCGATTCTTCTTCTTGATGAAGTTGATTTAGCATCCAATAAAATACTTTGTCTACAATCTGTTCTGGAAGGTAAAGGTGTATTTTTAAAGAAGATTGGTAAGTTTGTAAGACCTACTTCCGGATTTAATATATTTGCAACTGCTAATACAAAAGGTAAAGGTAGTGAGGATGGAAGGTTTATTGGAACTAATGTTCTTAATGAAGCATTTTTAGAAAGATTTCCTGTAACCTTTGAGCAGTCATATCCTGCTCCCTCAGTAGAACAAAGAATTTTAGAAGGTGTTGCTCTTGATTTGGGTATTGAAGATAAAGAGTTCTGTAAGAGACTTGTAGATTGGGGCGACGTTATTAGAAAAACGTTTTATGATGGTGGTATTGAAGAAATCATTTCCACTCGTCGTTTAGTTCATATTCTTCGTGCTTATAGTATCTTTCAAGATAAAGGTAAGGCAATTCAAGTTTGTGTAAATCGTTTTGATGATGAAACAAAGCAAGCATTTTTGGAACTTTATGATAAAATTGATATTGATTTTAAACTTCCTGTTGACGAATCTGAATCAAACTGATATGATAAGATGAGGTAAATACTCCTCTTCTTTGTTCCTTTGTGTGAAAAATTATGACTGAAAATTTTGAATCAAATTATGAAAGTTTTATTCCAGAAAAACCTCCTTCTGTAACATTTGGTGCTGCTTCTATTACTGGAAGTCATCTTCTTGGTGGAATGGGAGAAGATCACCTTTCTTTTAATATGAATAATTACTGGGAAGATGATGGATTTAGTTTAACTGGAAATCCATTTGTTCCTTTTTCTTCTTCTGATAATGTTGTTCTAAATTCACCAATATCAAAAAATCATCTTTGGAAATATAATGAATATCAGATTCTTAAGGATGTCTCAGAGTATGTGACAAGCACTTATGGTAGTCATTACTGCGGACAAAATCAAGAGTATAGAAATATTCAAACAATTGATTTAATGGCAGCAAAGGATCTGGCACAAGATTTCTGCCAGGCAAATATTCTTAAATATGGATCTCGTTATGGAGCAAAAAACGGACGGAATAAAAGTGATTTACTTAAGGTGATTCACTATGCTATGCTACTACTTCACTTTGATGGTCATTATACTCGCAAGGATAATGGACTTTCTGAATTCAAATAATAATGAAACTGCGAAATCAAATTATGAAACTTTCTGACAAAACTCTATCTTTGCTAAAAAACTTCTCTGGTATCAATCAATCAATTCTTTTTAAGGAAGGTGATAAACTTCGCACTATTTCAGTGATGAAGAACATACTTGCTGAGGCAACGATTACTGAAACCTTTCCAAAGGACTTTGGAATCTATGATCTAAATCAATTTTTGAATGGTCTCAATCTTCACCAAACACCTGAACTTGATTTTGAGAATGATAAGTATGTAATGATACGTGAAGGCAAATCAAGGTCTAAGTATTTCTTTGCTGACCCAAGTGTGATTGTAACACCACCAGACAAAGAGATTGTTCTTCCAAGTGAGGATGTATGTTTTGAGTTGAATACTCAGCAGTTAGATAAGTTACTCAAGGCTGCTGCAATTTATCAACTCCCAGATTTATCTGCTGTTGGTGAGGCAGGTGTTGTGAAACTGGTAGTAAGAGATAAAAAGAATGATACCTCAAATGATTTTTCTATCGTGGTTGGAGAAACTGATAGCATCTTTACGTTTAACTTTAAAGTGGAGAATATCAAGATTCTTCCTGGTTCCTATGAAGTCGTCATCTCACAAAAACTTTTGTCACGATTTACGAGCACCGACAGAGATTTGAAGTACTATTGTGCTCTTGAACCCGATTCTACATTTGAATGAACATCTTTGTTACATCTCCATTTCCTGCTGAGAGTGCTATTACACTTCCAGACAAACACGTAATTAAAATGCCCTTAGAGGCATGTCAAATGCTCTCCATCGTGGCATCAAATAAGTGGGGACACAACTATGGAACTCTCCCTAAGACCGATGGAACCCCCTACAAAACAGAGAAGGGTGCCTTCCGTAATCACCCTTGTACTTTATGGGCAGCACAATCTATTGATAATGCCTATTGGTTAATCAAGTGGGGAATGAACTTGTGTGATGAATATACTTTACGATATAATAAAACTCACTCCTGCTATAATACCTTACTGCAAGCATACTATTTGTTTCCAAAAGGTAAGATTAAAGAAGTGACTCCATTTGCTCGTGCTATGCCCGAAGAATGGAAATATGATGATACGATTGATACTTTTACTGCTTACAAGATGTACATTGCATCCAAACCTTGGGTTGCATCTAATTATCTTCGTATGCCACAACGCCGACCAGAATGGGTATGACCTATGAAAAAGGTGACTTTTTTCTCGACAAAGATACACACAAGTTGTATGTGTTTGATGGGGAAGAATGGTGGGAAATTGTCCCAAGTTGTAAATTGAAAAAACCTAATTGGATTTAAATAGATTATGAGAAATGAATTTTTGTGGGTAGAAAAATATGCTCCAAAAACAATTGAAGAATGTATACTACCTGAAGGTATTAAAAAAACATTTCAGGACTTTGTAGATAGAGGAGAGATTTCAAACCTGTTGCTTTCTGGACCTCCTGGAATTGGTAAGACAACAGTTGCTAAAGCATTATGTAATGAACTTGGAGTAGATTTTTATGTCATCAACGGATCCGATGAGGGTAGATTCCTCGACACTATCAGAAATAATGCAAAGAACTTCGCTTCGACCGTTTCACTTTCATCAACTGCTAAACACAAAGTCATCATTATTGATGAAGCAGATAATACAACCAGCGATGTTCAACTCCTCCTACGGGCATCTATTGAGGAGTTTAGTGGCAACTGCCGATTCATCTTCACCTGCAACTACAAAAACAAAATCATCGAACCACTCCATTCCAGATGTGCCGTTGTTGATTTTGGGATCAAGACCAAAGACAAACCAAAACTTGCCTCAAAGTTCTTTGAAAGGCTCAAAAAGATCTTGGATCAAGAGAAAGTTGAAGCAGATGATAAAGTTCTTGCCCAACTTGTAAATAAGCACTTTCCCGATTTCAGAAGAGTTCTAAACGAATGCCAAAGGTATTCTGTTTCTGGAACAATTGATTCTGCAATTCTTGCATCCTTTTCTAATGTTAAACTCAATGATCTCCTTAAATACCTCAAAGAAAAGAACTTTCCGGAAGTTCGTAAATGGGTTATGTCAAACCTTGATAATGATGCCAGTAGTGTTCTTCGTATGGTGTATGATGCTTTATATGAACATTTGGATGGTCCCAGTATTGCTTCTTCTGTTCTTATTATTGCGAAATATCAATACCAATCGGCTTTTGTAGCAGACCAAGAGATTAACCTTCTTGCTTGTCTGACTGAAATAATGTGTGAGTGCTCTTTCAAATGATTGTTTCTGAACAAGATGCAGTTTGGGCAGCAGATGAATTTATTAAGTATTATGTAAATTTTACTTCTATTGAGGATTATTTGAGATATGTAAAAAAAGAAGTAATTTTACAGTCAAATCAAATTGTTTCACTTCAAGACGAATTTTTTAATGAAGATATTAGTCCTAATGATATGGAGTTTGACATTAAGTTTATTGGAAGTAGATTTCAAAATTCACTTCCGCAAGATTATTATGTAAACTTATTAAAAGCAGTTTCTTCTCATAATAACGAATCTAATATTCCAGGAAGAGAACTTCGTTGGATGATATTTGAAAAAAAAACTCAAAAAGTAGTTGGGTTTATTCGTTTTGGTTCTCCAACTATCAATTCAAAACCAAGAAATGTCTGGTTAGGAAAGCAACCAGACCTAAGAATATTCAATCGACATGCAGTAATGGGATTTGTGATTGTACCTTCACAACCTTTTGGGTATAATTATCTTGGTGGAAAACTTCTTGCACTTCTCTGTTGTTCTCATTTTGCTCGTGAAAAACTAAATGAAGTTTTTGAGAAAGACATTGCTTTATTTGAAACAACTTCTCTTTATGGGTCTACTACTGATTCTTCTCAATATGATGGTCTTAAACCATTTATGCGATATAAAGGTTTAACAGAGAGTAAATTTCTTCCCTTACTGCATGATGATATTTTTCATAAATTACATAATAGGTTTACTCTTTTAAATAATAATACCCCTCTTACGGATAATAAGGCATCATCTAAAAAAATGAAGAGGCAAACTAAAATGATATCAATTATTAAAAATTCTCTTCAGGACCAAGAAAAACTTTCAGAATTTAATTCTGTAATCGGTAATGCATTTGAGTTGACACAAAAGAAAAGGTTTTATACTTCTGAATATGGGTATCAAAATGTACGTCAGGTTCTTCTTGGTGAAGAAGAACAACTTGTTCGTGGCCCTAATTGGGATAAGTTTGAATTGGAAAATATTATTTCCTGGTGGAAAAAGAAAGCAACTAAACGATATGAAAAACTTAAACAAGAAGGTAGATTCAGAACTAAGGTCGAACTCTGGACAGAAGATGATGACATACAAATTATAAGATGACTGAACTTAAAGATTGGTTGAACTCAATTAATGATAATAAAAAGGATTTGTCAGAGGATATTAAATCATATCCACCCTTTATTATCAATCGTTGTTTATCTGCATATGTTGATTGCATATTGTATGCAAACGAAATAAATCTTAATCACTCTTTAGATAAAGATATGCAATATACATTTTATCTAAATACTATTAGAAAACAGAGGAGATTTTCTCCCTGGGTTTATAAGGATAAAATTGAAGATTTGGAATGTATTAAGAAATACTATGGATATAGTAATGAAAAAGCATTACAAGTTTTAAAAATCTTATCAAAAGATCAGATTATTTTTATTAAACAGCGACTTGATACTGGAGGAAGACGATGACTATCACGGTAGAACCACAAGTACAGTGGACACCAAGTATGATGATTGAGGTTCTATTAAATGAACCAGATGATTTTCTTAAAGTTCGTGAGACTTTGACACGTATCGGAGTAGCATCACGTAAAGAAAAAAAACTTTACCAATCTTGTCACATTCTACATAAGCAAGGTAGATATTATATTGTCCACTTTAAAGAGTTATTTGCTCTGGATGGTAAACACGCCAATCTAACTTTAAACGATGTTCAAAGACGTAATCGTATTGTTCGTCTTCTTTTAGATTGGGGACTATTATCTGTTGTAAATCCAGATGAAGTTGTTGATATTGCCCCACTCAATCAAATCAAAGTTTTGGCATATAAAGATAAAGAAGAATGGATTTTAGAACAGAAATATAATATTGGTAAAAAAGTAAAAGCAGCAGAAACCGAATAATAAAGTAGGGAGTTCCACACTCCCTTTTTTATGCTTTCTGTTATAATTAGTATTGTGAATGCCGTAAGGGTTCGCACAATCAAATCTCGCTTTCTAAGGAGCAAAAATGACTAATCTTTCTAGGTACACATCTGCCGATCTTCCTGCCCTGATGGATAGGATTACTCGTAATAGTATTGGAATGGACGAATATTTTGATCG